TATTCAAACTTCAGAGATTACTTGGTTCAACGTTCCTCCTTGATCACGATCATATCTCGCAACTACTCCTTCAGGAACGGTGAAGTCACTAAGGAATACACGCTTGTCACCTTGATTTGCATCCAATGTAGCATCCGGCTCCAAAATCTTAAAAACCTCATTGACCTTCACCACAAATCCAAAGTTAGCCTTATCGTCAACAGTATGCATGCATACTGTGTGCTTAGTAGCATTGGCAATTAATCCAGTCACAGGTTGAATAACCAAAACAACTTGTTTTTCACCTTTAGCATAAGAAGGTACTTCAGGATCAGCTGATTCGCCTTCGACAAATAGCTTCCTCTGAAAATCAATACACATTTTATCCTTCGTAAAATAATTGATAGTCTCACCAGGTCTAACCAGTTTACGCCCGAAACTTTTCATGGCGTAACGACTAGACAACCCTTTAATCATGCCAAACTCCAGGTCACAATCAATACGCCACCGACCGTTTAATCCATTAGTAAAGCTCGGTTCACCCTGTTGAAAGTTGGTTCCTTTCAATAATTCCTGTACAACATCCATAACTGCAGCATTACCATTAAATTTGTTAGTGAATTCAACAATTTCTACGTAATATTTAGTATTGGTCATGTTCGTTGCAGCTAAATGATAACTTGCATACAAAACATCGACCTTTAACCCTTTATAATCGAAGTTAGGTGCCCCCAATTGGCCGGGCCCGGCAACACTTTTAGGTTTCGCCTTGTACAAGACGGACGCAGCATCTAGTACCCGCTTCAGTATAAACGGAGTGAAACGCATTCCGAATTCTGAGTAAGGATCTGTGTTTTCCTGCAACCTTTGGGCATGCACGATAACAGATTTGGTACCCAAATTTACATCAGTCCGAATGTCTCCTCCGTAAGCCTTAGTGTAAATACCTACATTGTCTTTACAACTAATAACCTTTTCCACAACACTTTTTATAGCTTTATGAGCAGCACGCTTATTACGCATAGCGCGCTTACGACTAGGACGCTTACGCCTAGGACGCACAGGAATCCGTCTTCCTGTTGAAGGGGTGGAAATCGTTCTAGTGGGAACACTGGAGAATTGCCCAGTTCGTCTTTTTTTAGCATACTGCATAATTAGTAAAGATTTTATTTATAAATTTTACTATTTCTACGTCTGTGAACGGACGTACTAGGTAATTCACTTAACATAAGCAAAGCTTTTTGAGGTGCAGACCCGGTCACACGACCGGGAGCTGAACCATAACCACCTGAAGGCGCAGAACCAACTTTACCAGGCATACTAAAATTGGTTCTATAACTTCTTTTTGAACTACTTTTTTTGCCCATCCTGACCACCCAATCAGAGTATCTTTTGCCCAACGCAGCTCCGCGATAGGCAAACGCATATGGATTATTACCCATACTGCGATTAATGTAATCACCTGCAATCTTCGTTACAGTTACTGACATTTTGTTAAACTTTTTTATTGGAATTCTGTAATTTGTAATCTTCTGATAAGGGCATTCTTAGTTTCTTGGTCCAAGTCAATATACCAATTCATCGGATGCAAATTACTAGTAATCCATATTTTCGTTGCTTTTAGGGGTCGGCTGCCCCCTTTGATCTCAACGCGGACTGGATACCTATCCAACCATCGCAACAAGTGGGAGATATCGATACCACCTCTAAATTCATCGATAACAACATGTTCGTCAGAGCGGTAGCCACACCAAAATTTGCTGCGTGGATCTTTAGAATAGGCACCTGGTCCGGCTTCTTCCCACGCTCTCCGAGACTTTCCCGTACCTGTTCGGCCATAAAAAACGAAGACATTTTTCTCAATTCCGACAGGGACTTCATAATCGCTTGCAATTGCAGTAAGGGTGCGATAATAACGAATGTAAATGTCCGCTGGGACCAGATCGAGGTTACCTGCTTGCGCCAACTCTTTAACTCTGTCCCAGTCAGCTGCATTATTCCGGTTGACTGCTCTTGATCCGAATTCGAAGGGGTCTCCGTCTCTAGTTTCTTCTTTATGCACGTAAGCCTCGGCAGCAGAGGAACGGGTGGCTTCAACATGCATCCCTTGTAATCCGAAGGCAGCTTTGACTTGGGCAATGGTTTTCTTGGAGGGGAAGGACACCAATACTTGCCAGTGGAGATATCCTGATTCTCCACGCTCTGGCTGTCCGATACACCATGCAGCTCCGTTGGGCAATTCAGGTGTCCAAGAGTCTCGGGGGATAGTGCAGATCCAGTATCGCGCTTGTCGCATTCCATTTTGGTATCAGGGAAATCACGCTTCTTTTATACTTAAAATCACGTGTTTCCCCAATTCTGATTGGTCGCCACGCAGTTCTGGAATGTTCTAGATTAGTTCTGAGCCATGATCCGCCGCTATAGTAGGTAGTAATGATGGATCACCCCCCACCTAAAGGCGGGGGGTGATCACGTGTCTACTATAGCGACTAGGGCCTCCACCTGCCGGCTCCGGCCTGCCTGCGGCGCATTTTAGTGATCAATATGAACTGGGACTTTGGGTTGGTTTGGTTAGGACCCTAACCCCCCTAACCCTAACCCTAACCCTATTCTAAAACCCTAACCCCTAATCTCACTAGCAAAGCAGAGGAAAGTACTGGAGATAATAAGTT